CGGGGGTGGCGGCGGCGGTGGAGGGTGGTGGGGCCGGAGAGACTTGAACTCTCATGGCTGTTAACCGCTGGAACCTAAATCCAGTGATCGTGTTAGATGACGTTTGTTTTCAATTAGATACAGACGACATCTGTGCTAAAAAAGCTCAAAAATCAGCACAGTTAGCACAGTTTTAGCACAGTCAGCACAGGTGATCGAAGGGAGAGGAGGAGCGAGGAGGGTTGTTGGTGGGGTCGGAGAGACTTGAACTCTCACGGCTGTTAACCGCCAGAACCTAAATCTGGTGCGTCTGCCAGTTCCGCCACGACCCCAACGAGACGATTCTATCAGACGACGTGGGGTAGGAGAGCATCCGGCGTGCCAATCGCCAAGAGTGCGCTATGATGCCTCTCAGAACAGGAACAACAAGAAATGTCTTGGAAGAACAAGCTCTACTTTGGCGACAATCTCAGCAGCCTTCGAGAGCGCATCCCGGACGAGTGCGTTGACCTGATCTACTTGATCCGCTTTCAGCATTCGTTCCGTGGCTTTGACACCCGCTTCTTAACGAAGGAGAGGCATCACGAGACTGACCGAATCGCCTCTCCTTCGTGTCTTTCATGGCCTTAGTTAGTCTCGCTGGACAGGCTCAGGATCGGAGCCTCGGTCGTCAGAGTCTTCACTTTGTTCGTCAGCGGCCTGATCTTCGTAGTCGTCGCCGCTATCGTCGTCGCCGTACGCCAAGTAGCGATGCACGACTTCAAATGGATCATCGAGAATCATGCGCAGCCTCTTTCTGTCGATCATCTCTCAGCAATACGACGCCACAGGGCATACGGGTTTTTCGCTGAAAGCAGCAAGTATTCTACACGACACTGGGTAAATTGTCACTCGGACTCGGACACAATTGACCTGTCCACAACGGATCGGTAGCATCGATGCCGAGTCCTGACCGTTTTACCACCTGGATGAATGCGCTATGATGCCATTCAGAACAGGGATGGGAAGAAATGTATCGGGGTGAAACGCTGGTCTGGACCGATGCCGACGCTGAGATGGTTGACGACATCAGAGCAACGGTAGTCGAACACCGACGCAGCCTTCGTCGGAGGAGAGTGGATCAACGATGAAACGTGACCTGGACTTAATGAAGGCAATTCTTCTGGAACTGGAAGAGTCACCATCAACAAACGGCTGGCTTGAGTTGGAAATCGAGGGACGGATGAGCGAAGAGGTTTCCGAGCATGTCCACTTGCTTGCGGAAGCTGGTCTGATCGAGGCTTACGATGCTTCGAGCAGCGATGGGCAAGACTGGAAACCTGTGCGACTAACGAATAGTGGTCACGATTTTCTTGAATACTCTCGGAATGACAATGCCTGGAACTCAAGCAAGAGGGCCTTGTCCAAAGTCGGAACCATTACACTCGATTTGATGAAGTCCGCAATGATTGAGTTCGTGAAGCGTCAGATGCAAGGATAGGAAAGGGACGAACGGCAGGATTAGCAGTAATTTGGCTGATCGGTATTGACTCTTGCTCCGGCGAGATTTCGCACTATGTCTTCTTTGCCAAATTCTTTCTCAATGCACTTCGGCGGGTCCAACTTGCCTCCGCATCTTGATTCAGGTGCGAAATCCGCATGGAACCTATTCAAAGAAGAGCTGATTAAATTTCAGCAAAAATACAGCTTGAACCCAAGCCTCTTCCCCGCTCTCCACTGCCATAATATACTCGGCGTAATTGACCATTCTTTCCTCCATGTCGTATTTGCCAAATTATCCAACTTTTCCATTCCAGCGCAATACTGGATGCAGGTAGAAGTGGAGACATCTGCCGCTAATGATTGGATCGGCGCAGCCCAATTGCGTCTTGGATTTGTCGAGGTGGAAAGTGTGAGCATTCCGCTTCAGGAAGTCACCGCACCTATAGAACTACAACGACTTGCAATGGCGCATAGAGCAGATGTTTACGTCTCCGAGATTCTAAAGAAGAAAATGATCCCACAAGCCATACCTGGGTACGAAGGCCTTCAGCCCTTCCTTGAGCAGTTTCACAAAGATCACCCGCAAACGAACCGCAACGTCTTTTTGATGATGCGTTTTGAGCCAAGTGAGCAGCACGAGGAAATACGCAGCGCCATAGTAGCAGCTTGCGCTGAATATGGGCTGGCCGTCCTGAGAGCCGACGACAGACTGTATCCGACAGATGGTGATCTGTGGGACAACATTTGCGTGTACATGATGGGATGCCGATTTGGTATTTGTGTTTTCGATGAAATCAACGTCAAAGAGTTTAGCCCAAACGTACCGCTGGAATATGGGTTCATGAGAGCAATGGACAGAAGAGTGTTATTGCTGAAAGATCAGCGAATGAAGGACTTACCCTCTGACATGACGGGCAAGCTATATCGTTCATTTGACACTTACCATATTACAAAAAGCATCACGAAAGAAATCACTCAATGGGCTGAAAAGGACTTGGGACTCGCCAAGCAGCCATAGACTCAAATCACTTCACCAACCCTACCAACTTCTCAACCAACGGCCCACCAACCTGGAACACCGTCATGACCGTGATTGCTGCCAGAACTGCAATCTTGAGGACGGTCTGATTGGAGATTTGGTTCTCGTCTTGATGCTCTTTCAACGCCTTCGCCAAGTCCGCAATCTCACGCAAATGGACTGAGCATGACTGGTCCTTTGTTGCCGTCCAAACTCTCAGTTCGTTGATTGTGGTGTCGTGCCGCCCAACTGAGCCGTTGATCTTGTCAAGTCGAGCTTGGATGGCCGTTGCTTGCTCACGCACTTGGACAAGCTCTTCGGACATCTTTTCCGCCCGGTCCAACAGGCGTTCGAGTAGATTCACATCAGACATGCAGATATTTATTTATCAGGTCGGTTGCGTGATGGATGTGATAACTCCATCGTCATTCCAGCCAATCGAACCATTCGTTCCACCCGGCGTCAGTTTCGCCAATGTTGCGGAACCAGCGCCCAACCCAGAAGCCGCCGCCGCACCAATGGCCGTGCGTGCCCCTGACGCTGTTGCCGCACCTGTTCCACCCTTCGAGATAGGCAAGAGGCCAGCGACTTCACCAGAGGCCAAATCCACGCTGCCAGTGACCACTTTGGCGTTTGAATCGACTTTCATCACGCCAGCCGACTTGCTTTGTAGCCATACATCGGTTGTGACGACCAGTTTGACCGCCGTTGTGCTTCCGTCGTTGCCAGCTTTGAGAATGTCAGTCCCGCCACTCGATTTGACGTTGAAGACGTTGGTTGCCGTCCCTGTGCCTGTGAGAACGGTATCATTGGTGAACAGTTGACCGTCTTTTGTGACATGAAAGACCACCGTTCCGCCGCTTTTCTTCATCGTCAAATCGCAGTTGTCATCCTTCAAAGTGAGCGTCTTGGCTACGATGTCCACACTGAGGGATTGCCATCCTGTGTTCCCGGTTCCGGTCTTCATGAACAGACCAGATGACGAGACAAAAAGGGAACCTGCCGGGTCAGAATAGACGCCTTCTGGCGATCCTGTTCCGCACCGAATGGTCAAGCCAGTCTTCAACGTGATTTTGCCGTCATAGTCCAACAACAACGCATTCTCCATTGACCCGGCGTTGTGAAGCTGGAACACCATTCGGCCCTTTGCGGAACCGTTCGGCAATGGAAGTTCGTTGGCGTCTGAGAGGTCCATGATGAACCGTGCTGCGTCGATTTGAACGCCAGCATGGTTTTCCACATTGGCGAGGATGGAAACGCCATTGCCCGTCAATCCGCTCACGTCGCCATTCACTGAACGAGTGATCTTGATGGCGTCCTTCCAGCCGATGCCAGAGTTGTTCTGGAATGCAATTTGGAACGGTGCTGTGCCGTACCCTGACTCAGACCCTTGATTGACGTTGATTGCGCCATCGAACAGCCGCTTCCAGCCTGTGTTTCCGGTTCCGGTGTTCTTGACGTAGAGAGCACCGTTGACGGCATCCATGTACAAAGAGCCAACAGCGGACGACACGACGCCTTCAGGTGAGTTGTTGCCGCCGAACAGAGATTGGCCTGTGCGGATGTATGTCTTGCCATCCTTCTCGACGGCAAAGGCAGAGTACATCTGGTTTCCGTCTCGAAGCTGGAGGATGAATCGGCCTTGGTTGGTCGTGGCGTTCTGCAAGTCGAAGGCCATGCGTGCGCTATCGACCACCGTTCCAGTGCTGTCTTCCACTCTCGCCAGCACAGAGACGCCGTTGCCGTTTGCTCCGACATCGCCAGACACATCACGTTCAAGGACCAGCGCATCCTTTGGAGTGTTGCCGTAGTTGTTGTGAGCGATCAGTTTCACCGCTGGCGTTCCGTAGCCAGAATCCGCACCTTGCGAAATCTCGAAGATCGGACCCAATGACTTCCAACCAGTGTTGAAGCCTGATGCCGTTGACTTGAACCAAATTGTTCCGCTCGACATGTCCAGATGAATGCTGCCCTTTGGTCTGTCTTGGTTGCCTTCTGGACTTCCGCTCGAACTTGTCAGTGTCGAACCGTTCATCAGCACGATTGATCCGTCAGACTGGATTTTTGTCTTGTCGTTCAAAAGCAGGGTCTTTGTCGCATAGTCAGCATTCCAGACGTTGTACCAATAGTCGGTTCCATCGTTGGCATAAAGGCGCAAACCAGTACCAGAATGAGCAAACATGAAGTCCACATTCGATGACGACAAATTTCCGATCTTGGAAAAATGTAAGTTGTGGTCAACGCCAGCCACGCCCCAAAAAGCGTGATTGTGATTTTCGGCCACAGTGAAACGTTTGTACTGCGTCAGGTCACTGGATGACAGTCTGCGGACTCGCAATGTATTGTCTGATGGGATTCCGTAAAAATCCACATTGCCGGAATGCGGATCGCCTGTGATGAGAGCCGCACCAGTGTCAGTGCCGTCAGTGTCAATCACCCATTTGTCACCGTTGAATCCGATGTTGAAGCCAAGTCCAAGCCGCTTGAAGGTCGAATCAATCACGCTGGTGAGCATGGTCTTCAGGCCAGTGAAAGACCGTGAGATGAAGTTTCCGCTTACTTCAGTGCTCTGTTTGCCCTTGACTGAGTGCCCTACAATGTCACCAGTTGTAGCTTCGACGGCAATAAAATACTCGCCAGCCGTAACTTCGGTGTGCGGACCCTTACCGATGAAGGGCTTTGACCAATAGGTTTGATTGGTTGAAGTTGTGGCAAATTCGATTGATAAGTTGCCTGAAGCTGGTGCGATGAACTGAGCAAGGATGAATTGCTCTTTGTTGGAGATGTCTTCGTACAATCCGAGCTTGTTGGCAAGGATGTCAGAGCCACCCGTTTCATAAAGGCGATACGACAGGTCATAGCCATAAGACAATTCTGTTTTGTGTCGGAAAGCAAAAGTGTATACTTCACCCGGAATCAATCCAGTGATGTTGCAGGTTGCCGTTGCTTCATAGAGCCTGATCTCATTTGCCGACATCCGCCAGACCTTTGGTTCACCAGTAGAGTATGACCACGATGGCGAATCGAAATCAGGAACCAAGTCCGTCGAGTCTCTTGGCTCATCCGTGATCGCTACAGGCAGGTTGGCAACCTTGTCGATGTTGCCGCCATAGGATTTGGTTTTGTCGCCTGATGGTTGCAGGATCAAATTCCGACCACGAACAGTGATGCCTGAATACCAATAATTCACATTGGTCGTGGTCCAGCCTTCCGAAACCCAATTGTCGAGCATCACCCGCCATGCAAAGATGTTCATCTCGGGAACGTTGTATGCGCCACAATCAGACATCGTGAATTCGCAATTGAACGGGTGAACAAAATTCTTTTCACCAAACTCGAACTCTTGATAGGTTCCGCCGAAGTGACAATTCTCAAATGAGCTTCGCACCAGTGAGCGAATCAACAGAGGATAGTGTCCTGTGCCTTCGGTGAACACATTGTTGACTTTGAAGTGCGTGCAGACGGTATAGAAGCGGTTCATGGTTGCTGCCTCTGCTGTCGTGCAACCAAATTTGATGACAGCCCCGGCGTTGTGTCCGATGGCATGAACGCCGTTGATGACGACATCGGCGCACTCGCCTTGGAAGTTCATTGCGCCGTAGTGGGTCTTGTCGCCACCTTCGGGAACCGTGCCCACGTAGTAAAAGAAGAGGTTTGACAGCGTGGATTGACCCCACAGCTTCGGCGCATAGATTCCCCATCCAAGATCGCCAGAGAAGGAAACCCGGTCCATGTACAGCGAACCGGACCCGGCGTAGCCATAGGTGTCGGCTGGCAGTGTTGGCAAGGGATAGACTGGACACCCTGCCCATACACCGATCTGAGATTGATAGTTGGCGACCTCGAAGAGATCAAGCGTTCCTGTCGTTCCAAGGCCGCAAAGCAGCATCTTGTCGATTGAGATGGTTGGATACGGCCTCGCCCAAATGATCGGATTGGATGTGCTCAGCAGCGCCGTGAAAGACTTGTTACCAGCCGCATAGTCGGTCACCTTGTCAATCTTCATGCCGCAACCCTCCATTGAGAAAGGCCCGTCCAAAATCAGCGTGTCTGTCAGCAGGTAGAGGCCACCCGGCACAAACAGCGTCCCGCCGCCGTGATCGTGGATGCTGGCGTAGGCTTTCTTGAAGGCGTTGGTATCGTCAGTGCCGTAAGTGGCCGTGACGCCATTTGCAGAAATTCCGCTGGCCGAGCCAATTTCGATGGTATGAGCGTCGGTGAATTTCGTGATGGTGGTCTTGAGGATTTTGCCAGAAGCTCCAGCACCCTTTACAACAATGGTCTTGCCCACATCGGACGCCTTGAAGGTTGCGGTTGCCGAAGTCACCACAACCGACCCTGATGACACGACGCCATCAGTCAATTGGATGGCATCACCGACAGCACCCCACTGCTTCACGTTTGGGCGAGTGCCGAGAAAGTCAGACAGGGATTGGCCGATTGCATCCGGGAATTGTTGCGACATAGAGGTATTTATTTCAGCGGGTCAGTAGGTTGGAACGAGAGAACCAGCCGAATCACCGACAGAGCCGCCGATCAGAACTGTTGTGCCGCCAAACTGCGAAAATGCGTCGAATCCGTCACTGAGGATGTTGCCCGTCACAATCTCGAAATTCCGTCTGAGCTTGGTTCCCTGCATGTACGTCTTGACCGAACGAACGACGTAGTTGCCGACAGGGACGCCAGCGAGATTGACTGAGATGCGGTCGCCAACTTGCGCCGTGATGTCGAACGAATCGAAGGTGATGACGTAGGCGATGTGAGAGTACTTCGCCAACAGACGGTCTGCGATGGCCTGTGCTGCGTCTCCAGTGGTCTCAGTGCTGACGTTGACCACCTTGGCAAATACACCAGAGCCGCCAACAACGTCCTTCATGGTGTTGACTCCAGCCGCATCTATGGCGTCTCTGATCGCATCGACCTTGCCACGATACTCAACGGCAATGGTCGCTCCGTTTGCTGGTGCGGATTCAAACGAAATTTCCTTGCTGCTTTGCGACCAGTAACATTGCTTGCCTGTGTCGGTTCCAGCAATGCCCATCGTCTGAATCGTGCCGTTCACCCGGACTGTCGGCACGACCACGATAGGGTTCTCGACAGTGAAATCTTTCAGGGTTCCATTGCCGACGAAGCTCTGCGTGAAATCAGAAATGAAATTGTTGTATCGGACGATGACGTAATTTGCGTATTGCTCAAGTGTGGAACGGCACTTGATCGTTCCAGCACACACGTTCTTGCTGGTTTCGGTGATCGTAGCGGAAATGACGCCAGCTTGCCAATCGGAAAACGTCAGCACCTTGTCATAGTCGAGACGCCAAATTTTCTTGTAGGTTGCGGCCAGTTCATTGAAGGCGTCGGCAATTGTGATGTAGACGGGATTGTAAACGTCCGTCGTCAGGTCGCCACCACCAGCCGCAACATGAGTGAGGTCGATTCCGTCATCGTGCATCGGAGAGCCGCTTACGATGTCACGAATGATGTTGTTGAGCCGTGTTTCTTTCGGCCATTCGTATTCACCAGCCGAGTACCTTGCTGGCAGTGCATTCCAGTCCTGTGCTGAAAGCGTGAGCGTGCGGAACCCTTGGTTGTTGGGTCTGGCGAGAGTGAAATCGGAAATGGTCCCGGCGAAGAGCTTTTGTGCGTCTTCGGTCACTGTGAGCGGCTGACCGACTTCAACATGAATGGATGAATCGACATCGGGCAGGGTAATCTCTGCTGTTCCGATTTGGCCTAATGTTGACGTGACGGACAGTGAGCCTTCCGCAATGCTCCGCTCTGTCGTGCCAATGGTGACTGTGAACGGCATGGCTACACCTTCAGGCCACGCTGCCGAAGCCGTGTAATGAATGTGTCGATGAAGCTGTCCAGTGCGCCATCGGTCATGAAATAGCCACCAGAGACGTTGACGACCATCTGCCCACCAACGCCAACCAAGCTGGAATCTGCCATGCGGACACGCACTTCGGAATCAGGAAATGAGTAGATGCCAAGGCCACCAGTGATTAGCTGCTTGATGCGCTCTTCAATCCCTTTGAGTGCTGGCAAGTATTCGTTGATTTGTTCGTTCAGACCTGTGGAGTTGCCGACAAGACCAACCATCGAACTCTGAATCTGGAAGAGCTTCGAGTTCATTTTGCCCATCATGAACATGCTTCCCAGAGAGCCGATTGCCGACACGACACCTGACACCATGTTGACGGCTCCACCGATGCCGCCGATTGCGCCCAATGCACCTGATGAACTCGAAGCAGCACTGGAAGCTGTCTGAGCGGCTGTTGATCCGATGTCAGCAGCCTTGGTTGCGCCACCGACCAGAGAGCCAAGTCCGATCTTCTTCAACCCCGCCCCGAGTGCGCCTGTGATGGCGTCAAGACGGCCTGACGTGAGCACCATCTTTTCGAGGATGTTCGCAATGATGGCTTTACCAATTTGCTTTAAGACATTCATTGCCGTATCGCCAAAACCTTTCCAGTTGACAATAGCGTCGGCAATGTCCTGATTCATGTTCGTCAGAACAGTTGAGATTTCAGTCAAGACGGTCTTTTGCTGGCTTGAACCACTGCCGGGTTTCGTGTTGTAAAGTTTCAAGAGGTCGGCATAGACCCGCTTGAATTCGTCCAAGCTGATTGCTCCAGACTGATATGCGGCAATGGTCGAGAGCATGGCATCCTTGACCTTCTCTTTCGACGCACGCATGATTTCATCCGTCTTGACGCCAAGGTCTGACAGCCGATCCTGATACTTCAGCATTGCTTCAGTCGCTTTGTCGTAACTGACCTTGAGACCATCAGAGACTTTGATTTCCGAAAGGGACTGAGCCGCCCTGTTGAGTGATTCCAGACGTTCGGCAACTTGGTCGAGTGGTTCAATCTGTTTGGCGTATTCTGCGGTCTGATCTGATAGTGCAGTTCTGAGGCCAGCGCCAATTTCAACCAGTTCTTGAGTTAGTTGCTTGTCGAGTGCCTTGGTTCGGTAGTAGTTGTAAATCCACTGTTCAGCGGACTTGTAGCGTTCGCCTGTGAGGTCCAGTGACGCACGCTCTTCCAATGACAGGGAGAGCTTCTTTTGTGCGAATTGAACTTCTTTCTCGTGCTTGTCCTTGGTCGTTGCGAGTCCAGCCAATTGCTTCTGAATTCGCTCTTGGTCCGATTTGGCAATGGCGGCATCGTGCGTCTTCCATGCGGCTTCGGATTCGGCCAGCATCATCTTTTCATCGGCTTGAGCTTTCTTCGTGGCTTCGGCGTACACACGATCAGTGCCAGCCTTGCCAAGACTGTCGAGGTTCTTCAGTTCTTTCAAGACGACAGCCGTTGCCGCCATCGCTGTCAGGATGGTCAGGCCGACAGGAGAAAAGAGCATCTTGAATGCGCCAAGACCCTGCAAATAGGTGAAAGCGACAGCCAACCCTTTTACGCCAGACGCCATGCTTCCGATGGCAGTGACGACCAACGGCGAAACAGCGAGGACGCCAGCCAAGGCAATGCTGAAGCTCTGTGTTGCCGGGTCAAGTTTGCCGAACTCTTCACCCCACTGACCGACCGTGTTTGCGGCACGCTCCACCAACGGAATGAGCGTGTTCATCAGAGGCAGGAGATTCTTGCCGATGGATGAAGATGCCCGTTGGATTGCGTCTGAGAGGTTCTCGAACGTGTTCTTTGTGGAGTTCCCGGCTGGAGGCAACTTCTCAAGGCCAGCAACAACCACATCAAGGAACATGGCTGTGCTCACCCCCATCTTCTGAAGCTGTTCCGTGTCGATGGTTCCGAACGCTTCCTTGACGATCTTTGCCACCTGTGGAGTAGCGTTCATGATCGGCTTCAGGTCATCAGCCGTCACCTTGGCCTTGCTGGACATCTGGCGAAGCTGTTCGATGACGCCTTGTAGTTCTGCCTTGCCCTTGCCGACGGTAGCGAGTGCGTTGCCGAAGGCTTTGACGTACCGTTCGGCGGTCTGTGCGGACATGCCAGCCGATTGCAGGTTGATGCTGGCCTTGATCGCCTCTGACATGCCAAGTCCGGGCAGCTTGGCGACCTCCTGCAATCTGACCATCTGTGCCTTGGCAGCATCAGCGGACCCGGCAACGGCAATCAGACCCTTTTCAAGACTCTCCATGTCCATTGCCGACCTAACAGCAGCACTGCCGACGCCTACGATGGGCAATGTCAGAGCAAAAGTGAGATTTTGCCCAAGTCCACTGAGACGAGTTCCAAGTTTGTCGAGCGAAGCAAATTGTCTTTCGACACCCTTGACTGTCTTTTCGGCACGGTCCAAAACAGAAGTCATCGCATCCTGAAAACCGGATACGTTCGCTCCAACCCTTACAATCAGATCGCCTAATGTGGACATAGCAGTATTTACTCTTTTGGTGTCGTGCCTTGGATCAAAGCAAATCGTTTGGCCCAAGTGGTCATTTGTTCTGCCGACATGGTTGATGAATCATTGCCGTCTGATTCGATTGTCAGTTGATTCACAGTTGGGAAAAAGAAGGCTGGCGTGAGTGGATTGCCGTTGTTCGCTTTTGCGCCTTGTGATGCAGCAATGACTTCACACAACTTGCCAAACCGATAATCTTCAAATGCCTGTTTGCGCTTGAAGGTGTCGAATAGCTTGTTCAGTTCAACAAAGGTGAGCGACCAAAGTTCATCTTCTTCAATACTAAGGTAGACTCTGGCGTCTGCCCACAGAGTCAGCCAATCTACTGGTTTGCGGCTGGCTGACTCGTAATGACGTTTGGGAGTTCGTCTACTCCTACTGATTTTGCTAAGGCCGAGAAGAACGAAGATGCCAGAGCTTCGAGCGTGCTTACAGGAAGCTCTTCCACGTCTTCGATGGTGATGTCTTTCTCAATCGTACTTTCGGCTATTGCGGCTGGCACAATCTTGTAAAGCGGCTGGTTGAGAAATTCCGAATCGAAACGAATGCCATGATTCTGGTCAAGGCGTCTGAGGGCACCAGTTGTGACGACAAGGTGACGGATTTTGCCGTCACCCAAATCGAATGCAACTTTGAGATTTACAGGATATTCACGCATAGTGCTTAGTCGAGGGTTACAGGACCACTGACCTTGATCGTGATGGAAGCCTCAAGAATGCTGTTGACTTCCTGATTTGACCATTCAAACCCGGTCACAATGCCAGAGAATGACAGGTTGGACGCTGGCGTCGAATGGAATGTGATTTTGAATGCGGTCTTCGCTCCAGATTCAAATAGCGAAAGAAGACCCGTTGAAGAGCCGTGAGAGGCTTCGGCGGGATCGAAGACGACAGTGATTTGGACATCGCCACTGTCCTTGAATGAAGCGACGAACTCACGATACGAAGATGCCGAATCGTGCGTTGTGACATCTAATTGTTCGGCACTGAGTTTTGGACCAGAAATCGACTTGACGGACGCAACAGTGACAATTGGTGAGCCGAAGCCGATCTGAGCGCCATAGGCAGCATACTTATTAGCCAATTTGGAAATACCTCCGAAGGAATCTCGAAGGTATTTATCAATGCGCCTAACTGTGAATCAGAGAGTACCGCTGGAAGACGTGATAGAGCTTCGTGTCAAATTCGTAAGCGGAGCCTTCATTCTGAATGGAAGACAATTGAATGGAGCCGCCCTGATAACCATCCAATGCGGTTCTGATGGCGTCTGCTTTGGTGAGTGCGTCTGTTGAGCTTTGAGAGAAATAGGAAATCTGAATGATGTTTGTCTTCAGTGCCGCATCGCCATCCATCGTCAATTCGGAATCGGTGGTGATCCGATTCAGGACCGCATAGGGCAATGCTGTATCCTGTGGTGCTGCGATTGGATACACTTTGGCGATTCCGATGTTGATGAGAAGTGCTCTGATTTCTGATTCGATCACGGCTATTCAACCCGAGTCAGAACCTTCAACAGTTCTTCTCTTACAAATGCTCTCACTTCCGGTCTCTTCTCTTTTAGTGCTCGTGCGAAATACGGTCTTGGCGGCATCTTGGAGGTTCCATATTCAAACATCGACGCCAGCGACATTCCGATGACTTTGCCGGGTTCAGCCTTGGCGTTGATGGTTCTGCCTGTGCCTTGTGCGCTTCTGGTTCCCGTTGGAGTGTGAGCAACCCATTCGACGTAAGAAGGTGAACCAGGACCACGTTTGATGCCAACCAAGGCTGATGGATTCTTCCGAACCTTCGTCAGACGCCCGTAGGCAAAGATTGAATCAGCGACTTCCTTCGGCAGACCTTCGGATTCGGCGTTGGCGATGGCCTGTCTGCGGAATTGGTTTGCGGCCCTGCCAAGGACTGTCATGACGGCTTCACCTTGCGCCTTGTCAACAATTTGATGCACGTTCCGTTGGAGCTTGGAAAGCCCATCAACGCTCACTGATCTTGCCATGACAGTATTTATGGATTCTGGTCCATCAGGCGACTTGAGTACATTCGAGTTCGATGGATTCACGCCGTTTGTTGGAGAGTTTCACAAACAGGATGTTGTACAGGACGCCATCATGCGACACTCTCATTTTTGTTGTGATGCCGTCGATATGCCGAATGGTGAAATGGACCGTTCCTTCGGCAACGGTTCGGCCAGCTTGAAAGAACTCTTTGCCTGTTCTGTACGACTTGGCGGCATACGCTTTGCAGAATTCGGTCCAGACGGCAATCGGTTCACCTACTGCGTTTTGGATTTCTGTCGATTGCTCAATGGTGATGAGCGTGTCGAGTGAGCCAGCTTGAATCATGAGTACACCCGATATGGTTGAAGCAAATGCTTGACGCCCAATGGCAATTCGTGACCCTGAGTTGAGCCGATGGTCACTGATTCCCGATTGGCGTAAAGGTGTCCGATGGTCAGCAACATTGCAGCTTTGATGTCAGACGGAACCGGATCAAGGCCGATGGTAAGAGTTTGGTTGTCGGCATCTTTCCACATTTGTGAACCGATGGCTTGATTGATATACTTTTCTGCGGCCAGTCGAGATGCTGTAATTAGATGAGTGATGTATGAATCATCTGCTGTGTCGAGCACTCGTAGATGCGCCTTTGCCAGCACCAAATCAATTGGTTCAACACTCGGACCCGAAATATACGTCAAGCCGTTCATCGTTAGTTGTGGTTACTACTTTGTCTTCTTCTTGGTCTCTTGAACTGGTGCGACTACCTTTCTCTCTTCAACAGGTGTGTAAAAGACGGCAAGGCCGATGTCAATGAGTTCCTTCGCTCTGGCGTCGGTTGCATCAAACACTTGATTTGTGGTGATGACACCCTCAACTGAGCCAAGAAACGGTTTTGTAGCTTTGATTTGCATATGGATGAAAAGTGGGACACCAATGAAGATGCCCCACCCGACGTGAAAGGGTTAGCTCAACAGGCCAGTTACGAAAGCACCCGGCGCATAGACAGCGAGAGTTTCACGCTGTTCGGCCTGAACCGTCACGATGCCAGATGTGAAGTTGCTGGCATTTTCAAACGAGAGCGACACCACAGCACCTTGCCGTTCAGCCACAGCCGCCGCCGAAGATGCGCCCACAAGGAAGTTGTTCGCCGTGAGTTTCGAGGAAGGCAACACGGCAACGCCCCAAATGGTTGGAGAGAAGCCGAAGGCAGGATTGCCCAACAGATACGTGCCAGCCGTCGAAGCCTTGGCGGTCATGATGGTGGCATAGTCGGCAGGGTTCAGCACGACGAAGGAAGGCGCATGTCCGGTCTTCAGAACGTCACCAATGGAAAGGCCAATGCGGTCAATCATGGATTCGGTTGTGAAGGTCTTCGAGGTTGCGTATGTGACAAGGCCCTTGATGTTGTTGCCAGTGCCGTCACCGATGAGCAACTGGCCTTCTTCAGCACCCTGCAAGCCCCAAGTCATGCGGCTGTCTACGAATGCAGCAAAGGCAGTCGAGTCAACCAGAAGTTCCTTGGCGACGTTGGTGTAGTGGCTGATGGTCCGCACGTTGGCGTCAACCATCGTGATTGTGAGCGTCGATTCGTTGCCAGTCGCACCATAGGCTTTCGGCCCTGCGTTATTGGTGTAGGCGGTCTCTTGAGGAACCTTGTATACGTCAGACTGGACCGGAATCGTCGGCAGGTATGAACGCAGCTTGTAGGCGAAGATGTTTGCGCCAACTGGAGCGGCCATCTGCGGAGCGACCATTGACGGACTGGTGAACGTCGCCTTCACTTCTGCGATGGCGTTGCGGGACTTGCCTTCGGCCATCTGACGGAAGCTGTCGGACTCAACAAACTGAGCACCAGCCGACTTTGTTTCGATCTTGTCGGAACCCATTGGCTTGATGCCCTTCTGTTCAAGCGAAGTGACCCGGCTGATTAGCTGGTTCTGGTCGGCTTCCATCTTTTCAAATTTGCTCTTCAGTTCAGGCGAGACGAAGCCATTTGCTTTGATCTCTGCGAACTGTTGATCGTAGACGCCTTTCATCTCTTGATGCAGGGTCTTGATTTGGTTGAGAATTTCTTGATTTTCCATTTCCTTTCTGGAGCACTCTTAGCCCCGATAGAGTTTTGTGATTTCTTCCAACAACTTCACTGCGTCGTCAACATCCCGTTGCGCCTTCAGCGACTTGAAACCTTGACTGATGACCGTCTTGGCTTCTTTTGCGGAGAATCCGGCATCACGCAAGATTCGTTCCAATTTCCTTTCGTCCATGTCATCGGACTTGACTGCTGTGACTGTGGCCTGTTCGTTTGCGGGAAAGAGCACAAGTGAAACTTCGTATAGCTCAATTTCCTTCAGTTGCCGAATACCGTCTTTCCAGATCGCCCCGGTTGGAGGCACGGCATAGCCAATGCTTAAACCTGTGATGGCTTTCATTTTCAGCAATTCGTATGCTTTGAGGCCATCTTCGGTCTTGATGGCTAATCGGCACTTCACCAGTAAGCCGTTCTCGTCTTCGGTGATCTCCTCACACACTCCAATCACTTCGGTGGTGTCGTGCTCATAGCAAAGCGGGAACGGATTCGTGCGATTCTTCAGCGTATTGGTGAAGGCACCCGGCAACACAACATCATTGACGGCATCAACATTGCCAAAGACCGCCGCATAGCCTGTGAAAGTTCCGTCTTCGGCTGGTTCGGCCTTGATGTCCAATCGAAATGTAAGATGCTTGCGTTCCATCACGTTAGTTATTTATCACTTGAGTTCTTTGGCTTGCGATTTGCTTGACCGTCGCCATGTTCACCTGTACAAAGTGTTCGTCACCACCTTCGTAAGTTGGCAATCGCTCAAGCCGTCTGATCTCATTTGGCGACAGCGCACCAATTTGAAACAATTTGTTGTAGAACTCCGATCTTGAAGCCTGATCGCCTCTCAAAAGACCTTCAACAGAAAATTCAGCGAAGATTCTTGCCTTTTCGGCTGGACTCAACAGAGACCGTCGAATTGCCGCCTCTGCCTTCACCAAATATGGGCGAAGTGAATAGGTGACGAACTGAAGGCTCAAATTTTCAACATTGGAAAACGTGGCATGGCTCAAATCCATGATGAGATGCGGCGGAACCCTGAAGATTCTGGCGACTTCCTCAACAGAAAACTTTCGGGACTCAATGAACTGACCATCTGAGTTCGGTATGGTCAACGCATCGAATTTGAAACCAGCTTCAAGAACTGCAATCTTGTGTGCATTGCTCAACCCGGCGTTGGCAGACGAGAAAGTTTCCTTGAGTGCGTTCCTCTGTTCTGGCGTGAGCACCTGATCCGTGGTCAGGAAGCCTGATGGTCTTGCGCCAGAGCCGAAGTAACGAGCACCAAACTCTTCAGCAGCCACAGACAGGCCCAATGCTTGACGACATGCGGCAATCGGAGAGATGCCGACCAGCCCATCAAACGAAAAGAGCTTCAGATGGAAAATTTGCTCTGGCGTGAATACGGCTGTCTGAGTGGTCCCGGCAACCCTGTACTCAATCCGGTCAGGGAATCGAGCGACAGTCATGCGATTTGGCGCAATTGGCATGAGTGAAATGACTTGACCAAGGGTGTTCGTCTCTTTGAGAGCGTAGGCATTGCCCCACAGAGCAAGAGACGCAAACATGCATTCCCAAAATTCAGCCGATGTCATGTAGGCATTCGGCTCATTCGCCAGCAGGTTGTCCAATGGGTGAAAAATGCGTGTCGCACTGTTGTCTTTGGAACGCTCGTAGAAATGAAGCGGAAGAGAGCCACCAGTTTCAGCGATCAGACGGACGGCAGACCATACGCTCGTGATGCCAATGGAACTACGTTCATCAATCACCTTGCCGACAAAAGTGTCACCGATGTTCAGACTTGTATATTGCGTAGTCGGATCACCCAACGAAAATGGCAAGAACTTCGAGATTAGCTGTAGAATACCCATCAGAATGTAAACACCAGAGGACTATTTATGAAGTCGCTCAGATCAGGCTTGTTTTGCGGCTGATGGTTGTGTCTCATTGCACGGTCAAGACCCATGATCGTTGTGATAACGCCATCAATGCGGTTGTAGTTCTTGCGCTTGTCCTGTTTGACGACTTTGATATTTGCGGCAGCATCACTGACCGTGTGAGCACATGAGATGTTCCAGCGCAGTACGGGATTGCCGCCATGAATGATTTGCATCGAGTACACGAGTTCCCGAAGGCTTTTCGTTGGATGTGACATGGAGAGGAAGCCTTGGCCGAACTCAACGACAGTCAGGCCATTGGCTTCAAGTTCCGAAACGACATCGACAGCGCCATAGCGGTCAAAGGCGACCTCACGAATGTTGTGTTCCTTGGCGAACTCCAGAATCTTGGTAATGACGAAACTGTTCTTCACGACCGGACCAGGAATGAGGGTGATGAATCCCTTTTGCGCCCACTGCGAATATGGAGCCCGGTCCTTGATCTCACGCTCCCGGATACCTTCTGCTGGCATCCAAAAATGGGTCTTCACTGCAAATCCTTCGCCCTGCGGAAAAACCATTGAGAAGGCCGTCAGGTCCATCTTCTGCGACAGGTCCAACCCGGCGTAGCAAGTTGCGTTGGCGAGGTCTGGAAGAGGCTCTGAGCACGCATCCCACTTCGACAGCGGAATGTATGGTGTCTCTTGCTCCGTCACCCATTGATTCAGCGTGAGCATCCGAAAACGGAGCATGGCCGAAGGTTCGTTGAGTGCCTGTACGAACTCGTCTTCTATAGCCGTGATTGGAAAGAGCGCCTTGCCGGAAGCCACTTCGTCAGCAGTGCCCATGCCGGGATTCGCCAGTGTCCACACCTTGCGGTCAGTGACATCGGCGTCAATGGGTGCCTCACGGATGTAAGAGAAGAATCGAGGGTCAATCTTGATGCCGTTCCGAACGTCCTTGGCGTAGTCGTAAAGCTCTCTGCCGATGCCGTAAACGTCGTTCGATGCCGTTGTGATGGAGAGGATGAGCGGCTGTTTGCGTGCCTTGGTCGCTGAAACGAGTGCGTCATAGAGGTCTCGGTCAGGCCAGAAGGCAATCTCGTCCATGATGCAGCAGCTTGGGTTCAATCCCATCGCTGAAGAGGCATCAGAACTCAGCACCCGCAAAACACGGTCTTTGTAGAGAACTCGTTTTGTTGAGTCTATGATGCGACAGAGCTTGCTTAATTCTGGACTGGCTTTGATGAACTGAGCCGTCTGGTTGAAGACGATTGCAGCTTGGCTTCTGTCTCTGGCAACAGTGTAGACTTCAGCGCCCGATTCACCATCGCCCAAGAGCATGTAGAGGGACAGAGCCGAAGACAGAAAGCTCTTGCCCTGCTTCCTTGGCATGAAAATGAGACCCTGCTTATACTGTCGAAGGCCATTTTCATCGACAGTGCCAAACAGAGGTTCAATAATGTCTCTCTTTTGCCAATCGGCCAACTTCAACGGCTGTCCTGCAAGCGGACCCTTGCTATGTACGCCATACATTTCAGCGAATTGAATTACACGGTCTGCTTTGGATTGGTCGTATGGCATTATCCTTTCTGTGAGTTAGCGAATCAACGTATTGCGTTTGATCTTGGTTGCGTCGGCTTCGAGTTCTTTGAATTTTTTCCTCGAATTAGGTGTCAGGCCGAACTCTTTGCTAATGCGTGCAATTTGATCGGTTGCAGAGTTGACGATTCCGATGCAGGGATGTGGTGCTGACCAACCAGTCTTTGAAACAACAATTTGCCCTTCTGTTTGTAGTGTGGTTTGGGCAGCAACCAATCGGGAATAGGCAGCACAAAGCGCCGTCAATGAGCCAAGATCGGATTCGGTGAGCTTACTTCCAAGAATTGAGACAATGCGATTCCATTCGTTTGTTGCGGTCTCGTCAAGAAATTCTGGTGCAGCGAAAATGGTCTTCTTTGCCATGAAAGGTCAAACCCTAAAACATATCAACGCCCCTTCGTGTGAGCGGAGTGCGGTATTATTCCCCGTAAGTATTAGATTCTAAAGCCCCTATCCCCTGACAGTGTTAGATGTATCTACTTGACAAGGCCAGATGTACCTATTTGACAATCCCCAAAGGACTCGAACAGTTGGAGTGGGACCATCCGAGTCCTATCTACGACACCACATAGGGAGAGACGAATCACTGATGCCAATTCATAATGACAATGTTATTTATCACTCTCAGAATTTGAATGATTGATTCGCTCTTGTCGTTCGGTTGCCGACTTCTGGTTGTGATGTGATCGGCAGAGCGGCTGGAATGGACCCGACCAGAACTTAACCTCTTCGCCTCTGTGCGGTTCGATGTGGTCAACCTCAGTGGCGAGACAGACCACGCCATCGGCAACGCACAGGCGGCACAGTGGCTCTTGGATGAGCACAGAGGCACGTAGGCGTTGCCAGCGTGAAGTGTTGTATAGGTGATGGCCGGGTCTGTTCCACGCAAGCTCACGCTTCCGTTGTTGCTGTGGGTCTGGAGGTCGGTGCTTGTTCTGGTGGTCGCCACAGTAGCCGTGATCGGTGGCGTACTTCGGACAGTTGTTGACACGGCACGGCTTCATGTTTGCATCCCCAATCGTTTATCGGTTCCGACTTTTTGCGCCACTCCCTTCGTCATTAAGTCGAATGATCTACCTTCGTTGGGTGTTCGGGATTGCGCTCATTGCATTCTTTCTGCTTTGGATCGTCTGCAATGTGGTCTACGTTTTGGGATGGATTTTCCGAAAGCAGCGGTCGTCCCTTGTTCTCATCGTCGGAGGGTTGGCTGGATTGATAGGGTTTCTCGTCGTCCCTGTGAAGGTGCTCAACGAGTGGTTTTGGGTGCCACCCATTGCGGATTTCGCCATCCCGTATGGTCTCGGCCTCACGCTTCAGTTTGCTCAGAAATTGTGGGCCGGAAACCGCTGAATTGCCCGGTTATCCACCCACCATCAACTTCAAGACCTTCCAGACGTTCTGATTGATTTCGTTGAGCAGAGCTTCCTGTCCAGCCGTCAACCCGCCACCTGACCCGCCAACCGCTACAACTGGCTTCGGATTGTACGGACTCTCTCTGTCCATGCGGTAAACGGTCACGCCGAAAGGATTCACGCTCAGACGCTCGACACTCGCCAGCCGCCGAACTGGAACCGGAACCTCTGGCCGTGGGTCATTCTCGCCAGTCTCTTGTAAGGCTGGCGTCCATGTCGGTTCATCACCATCAAGATTCCATGCACCCGGCGCACCGACACCACCAGCGTTCTTGAGGATCAGGAGTTGGCCGACGTTCAAGAGGTTGTTCTTGAATCGCACCTGATAGAATCTGCGGGTCTCGCCACGCCAATCGACGCTGTACGGCCCATCAGTCAAGTTCGATTCGCTGTAGGCCGTTCCAAGCTCACTGACGATGGCTTCAGCGTCTTCCTTGCTGGACAGGTGACGGGCATTGATCGGAGTCTCAGGCGAATTCACCACGCTCAAAACAACGGCTGGTGTTGGCTCGACTTGGTATGCAGGGTACTGATACACACCCGGCAGGTTGACCGTTGCCGCTTCCGACGCCTTGAGGTCGAAGGGAACGAAGACATCATAGACGAGCTTCGTGTAGGCGAGACGTTCATCTGGTTCGTGGTTGTCGAGTGCTGTTGAGTCGAACCAGAACTTCGGCGGTCTGGAGGAATCGAATGGTGGAGCCTGTTCGCCAAACTCAGCGAAGTAGGAATCACGGTTATAGCGTCTGACGGTCTGGAGTTCGCTTGCCGGGTAGTACGCCTTGTCTGGCACTGAAGGATTGGATGGAATGGATTGCGGTTTCATTGTTGTCGTCACCGCAGGTATTTATGCGACCTTCTTACGGTTGATTTCCATCCGTGCATCAGCCGCAACTTTGGCCGCTTCCGTGATCGTGTCAAATGAGCCGTAATAGACACCGCACACCATCACCTGATATTTTCCGCTCTGTGTGATGCTGACGTTGCGAACTCCAGTTGTTGTGTTGTTTACGGCTGGCTCGTTGTACAACACCCGTCGTGATACATTGTCGGCTGTCGTCACCACCCGCAAATTGGCACGTCTGTTGTCGAGACCATTTCGGTTGATGTGGTCGATGTCCATTCCTTGCGGTTCGCCATGCAAAAGGCGATGTAGGTAGAGGTTCCGGCGTGGCTTGCGCTTTTGCTTACTGGTGGTGTTGTTTTCATCTGCGATGTTGGCGTAGCAATAGATTGGGCTTCTTGATGTCGGACCAGTCTTGCTTGTCGTCCAAGTGCCGGGGATGGAATTGGCAATTTCAAAGTCAGCCGTGTCAATCAGCACTTCGTCAACTCTGCCGTCTTTGTGGGCGACATAAATGATGGTCGTCTCACCGATGGTCAAATATTCATTCTTCATGCGAATATGTATCACGCACGCACTATTGTTCCTATGCTGCCATCTCTTTTTGGACTCGACGCAGTGATTGATATACTGTCATTTGTTTGCGGCCTGTTTTTGCGGCGATGATTTTCGGGTCAGTGATTCCAGCCGAGACGAACTCACGAACCAGCGCAACTGTGGTGATGGTTCCGCTTGCTGCTGCCCGTTTTTCTTTGGTCTCGGTCTTCCGCTTTTCTCGATTCGTTTTTGAAATTGCGGCTTTGTCGAGTTTGTGTTGTTTCCATGCTGCATATTTTTCGTGCTCGGCATTTTCGGATGCGTATCGTTGCCGGGTCTTGGGTTGGACTGTATCTGAGGTTTCGGCAAAGGCCATCTTGCGGTATGTGAGTTCCTTCTCGTCTTTGATGACTTTGACGAAAGCGTTATGAAGAATTTGCGTCACGAAAGCCAGACCGTTCTTGCTCTTGGTGAGGTCGAAATTGTGACCGTATTTGACCACAGCAAGTAAACCCTCGGTCACCATGTCGTCAATGTAGGTATAGTAGCGGAAGTTGGGCTTGTTGGCAAAATGTCTGGCGATCAGCAAGACACCTTCGCCAACAATATCGGGCATAGGTGGGATTTTTGTTTCAGTTTTGATTGCTTGTCGTTTTTGTGCTGCCCAATTGCCGAGAGCCAGCGAGAATGAAAGATTGTCGATGTAGTATGGCACATCGACATTTATTCAGCGACGACAGAAGCGATTTGGAGTTGGCAATTCTGTGGTTGAACAAAATCGACGGGTAGCTAATTGCCGATTCTATTCAGGTTGTTCGCCTTCGAGCGTAGATGCTTCCTCGGCCTCGTCGTCAATGTTGTGCTTATAAAAGTAATAGGAGATGTCGGTGAGCCTGTATAGGAAGCACTCTTTTACATCGGCATGTGAAAGATCAAACAGCGCAACATTCTTGCCGTCCCTGTTAAGTCCACTATTGTAGATGATGCCGTCGTAGGACTTCTGACGGAATGCTTCCGCAAGAATTTGAGTTGGGGCATAGTCGGAAACATCGTCAGATGAACTAACTGGACAAGAAAATGCCTCACCGATCACACTCCACCTCAATGCTTCATCACCCGCATCTTCTCCCGGCCAATCTTGTGAAAAGTCCACGAGAACAACGTCTTTTGTTAACTCCAACCTCGCAAGCGAAATCCTCGCCTCATGCCAGGGGCGAATTTCACTCATTGCGGTGTCTTCGTGAGTTGCGAGGTACAGGCAGGGAATACCTTTGGGATTAACTCGTCCTTCCTTGGCCTTGTCCGGTTGAGGCTTCATTCGCTCTGCCTTAAAAGGCTTGCACTTATACGGATGTCCGCAGCCGTCGATATCATCCTTCCAAAGTTCTTTCCCGTAAGGTCCATCGACACAGACCCGGCAACCACGTTGCGCTCTCCAAAGCGAAGTGCCTTTTTCCCATCGCACCGTCCGGGATGCCGCACTCTCAGCGACCTCTTCGATGAATTTATTGAACGTTTCGTTATATCGATAGCGAAAGCGAGTTTTGGTATAAACTTCAAAGTTCCAGTAGTCGAAGGCCCAAGGCATGAGCAGGAGTATATCATGCGACAACTGAAGCAATGAAGGACGATTGGAACTCGGAGGTGCGTGTTGGGAATGCTAACCCAAGCGGGTGTCAACTCGACGGTTCCGGCCACGCCAACCACTGACGCTACAAAACTAACAGGAGACGAGTTCCAATTTTGAATTTCCGGTTCTATAGCGTTCTCGAAGTTGGACCATGCGGAACCATAGGTGAACCGTGATGGATCGTTTGTAGGTGCCTTCCAGGTCCAAGAAACGGCATTTCTGATATTAAGCACTGGAAGGTCTGCGGTGATCGTTGTAGACTCTCTGGCCTTGGTCGTTTACATAGGACCAGACAAAGCCGTTGTGATACCAAATATCTTCATCAATGAGGTCGGCCGCACCATTTGAGTCTTTTGACTTGACTGGTGGTTTTGGTACAATCAGGCCGTCCGTTTTCGGTTGTCGTCGTTGAGTGATCGGGGCCGTCGTAATCTTCCCAGTCAGGACAGCCATGAGCAATTACTTTGGTCGGGCGTGACAGTTTGTAGTCAAAAGCGTCCCGGCGGTAGCCCTTGATGTAGCTGTCAACTCTGGCGTCGAAGCTGACGATCTCACCGTCGAATAGGCCCATTCCGTCGTTTAGCTGATCGAATGCGACCGTTAGATTAAACCACAGGTGGTCCGCAACAATACGCCCTGATTCATACTCTCGTACATCCTTGAACAAGAGCGTTGTATCCGTTCCGTCCATGTTTGACCCATAACCTCGGTACGCTCGTTTCTTGCCTTCTCGGACAAATGTTGCTGAGAAGCGCTTTCTTGCTCCGTTCATGTTGCTTAATAGTTCTCTCATTCAGTTCCTTCCTTAGCCTGTTTCTCACTCGTTCAGACACACTTCGAGCCGCAACGCTGGCGGGGTGTTTCCCGGCGTTGTCGTATGAAACGATCAATTGTCGGAGATTGTCTGCCGTTGGATCTTCGCCACGAACTTGGTGCCTTGATCCGACATCTCAAGCGTACTACGGTCGCTTCACTCGGTCAAGAGTCAACTCATTTAGAATCAGGTAGATAGATGTATCTATCGACTGTCTCAGGAGCCAATTCGATCCAAATCCGGGTCGGCTATTTCTTTTGAAATCTTCGGGGCTGCAAGATCGAGCAAAATGAACAAGTTGGATTTTGACCGGAGCGCCGAATTCCAATTTGAAAGGTCACCAGATGAAGTGATTTTAATCATCGTGCAGAGGCAAACGTTAGAACTGTGGAAGGCATCCCAAAACGAATAGGAGACGAGTTCCAATTTTGAATTTCCGGTTCTATAGCGTTCTCGAAGTTGGACCATGCGGAACCATAGTTGGTATGGATTAGTGTACAGGCTGAACCAAACAAGAACCCGAAGGGCCGAAGGCTATATCCCAACCAGTCTCCAATTAGCGTGCTCGAAGACTCGCACGCCTAACGGATTCTATAATCGTTTATTACAAATACCTGACAGGGTTTTTGAATGGTAGCGAGTACTGCTACCATTCGTTCACATGTTTCTGACATGGGAATCGCCGGGTCTTGATCTTAGCGCCCGGAGCATAGACTCGTTGCTGGTAACCCACCCGACGGCCAATCCCGCTCTTCAGCGCCCTTTCTTCCTCTCCAGGTTACTCAGGTTGGTTGATTCGACATCAACCTGTTAGGCCACAGCGTTCCGTTGGTTGCTGTGTGGCTGTAGGTACTGCTATTCGCAGCTTTCGACATCGTTACCCACCTTTCGTCTGAGTGGAGTACATGCCGGGTGGATTTCTCCACCACCCTGCCAAGCGGCTCAATATGCGCCCTCTTGGACTTCGTTTTCGTCGTCTTTGGTTCGAGTGGCATCCGACAGCCACTAATTGTGTCTGACTCACTATCTATGGCTGAGTGAGACCTTCACAGAGCCGGAATCAGATGCACATGTTTCACTAACAAAGCCAATGAACGGGCATTGCAATCAATATGTATACACGCCAAATGCTCAGAATGCCCAAAACCGAAAGAAAAGTGACTCCATAAAGCGAATTTATAGAATCGACCAAGCCATAAGCGAAATTCATTTGCGTATTCGACGTATGATTCATTGTCGCACCGAAACTCAGGCTGTCAACTCGACACAGTTTTGCGGGAGCCGGGAGCCGAGTTCGGATGAGCAGACAATTCTAATTTGGAATGACCAGCGACATGGAATTGGTGCGACGTATGCGATATCGGCTTTGATGTTGCAGTAAGGCCGCACTACGAAGCCTTCCACCCAGGGCGTCAGTTGCCCATAATGGGAATTTACTAAGCTATGCCTGAACTGGAACAGAGGATCATTGCGTTCACCGCCAAAGAACGAGGTATGAAGCCGGATCGAATTCACTTGTCGTCTCGCCTCTCCCACGATCTCGGCATGGAGGGTGACGATGCGGTGGAGTTCTTTGAAAAGTTCAGCAAGGAGTTCGACGTTGACCTTGTGAGGTTAGGCGATCATTGGCACCTGCATTTTGGACCAGAGGGCAGTGCGCCGCCATTGGGATGCATGGTTGTGATCGGAGCGGCTGTTATCTTGGGTTCTCTTCTCCACGAGGCGTTCAAGCCGATTGCGGATTGGATATGGATGATCCTTCTGGTTGGTGGCTTCGGTTGGATCTACACTCGGTTCTTCATTGACCAGGAGCCAAGCGGAGTCGTGCCCGTCACCGTCAGTGATCTGGTGGACGCCGCCAAGGAAGGGCGATGGATCAAGCAGTACGATGGGAGTGCCTGATAGCGTCGGCTAATTCGTCATTGAGGGACCAACCCGGATGGCTGAACCGAGATGGAAATGAGATTCCCAAGTCGGGCGTATCCTACAGGCTGGTGGTAAAGTATAGTGGCTTTATTGGATCGCCTCTTGAATCAGGAGTGACAGGTAGATGAGTGAGTACAAGCTAACTGAAGAGATCATGGCGAGATCAGAAGCGAAGACGTGGAGCGAAGCCAAGTTAGAATGGGAATTGAGGCAGATATGGGACGAGGAAGAGCCGGATACTTGCCTTTGCGGACACTACCCGATACGGGAAATTTGTGAAATTACAAATATTCGCAATGGGAATGCCGCTCAGGTTGGCAACTGTTGCGTGAAGAAGTTTCTTGGACTCCCATCTGGCAAGCTATTTGAAGCTATAAAGAGAGTTCGCAAACATATTGACAAGTCACTAAACGAAAGCATGGTTAATTGGGGCTTTGAGCGTCGCTGGATTAGCCAGTGGGAGCATGAATTCTACCTTGACATATTGGGCAAGCGTCGTCTTAGCGATAAGCAGATTGAGATAAAGCGGAAGATCAATGAGAAGATACTGAGTCAAGTTGTCAGGAATCGTAGTAGAGCAACTGAACTTGCGGCGCTGTTCTCTACGGCGATCACGGCAAGACAAGCGCCTTCCGAAGAAGAGTGACGACCAACATCATAAGTGTATGGTTTTTATTGCTAAAGTTATTAGTTGCGCTTCATCTTCTCATTCAGTTCATGATTCTTCACCGCAGCTTTCCTTGCGTCTGTAAGCCTACCTTCTATATTTTCGCCGTTGAGCTTGTCACGAGCGACATAAACCATGTCTATCGTATCAATGAACATGTTGGATGGGTCTTTGTAAAGATCGGTCATCACCAGAACGATTGAGGCCGAGGTGAATCGCATCAGAAATACAGCACGCCGAACAATGGATACCCGCTCAGATTCTGAAGTCTTGTATTGTTCATCTTTTGGAATCCATTCGTTAAGAGCTGACAAGTACGTTCTCGGCACGGCGTCTTTGACTCCGTCGATGTAGGAGTGCTTGGCCTGTACCGACAGATTCGACCACCATTGTGCGAAGTTATACATCTCATCTGATCGAAGCGGGGTCGGTATCGTGGTGAAAATGAGAATTGCTGCAAGAATTCGAGTTCGCATGTTTTCAGGCATCCTTAATAGGTTCCGCACAGAGCCAATAGATAGAATCGCATCACAACTCCTCTCTTTGTGTTACCCCACCAGCCGCAACAAGAAGGGTCTTCCGATGTTGCCAGCCTCAGAAACCATCGTACTTTGCCTTGACTGGTCCCTCTCGCCAAAGTTAGGAGTTAGTTACTGTCGTCCATACCGTTCGGAGCAGCTTTCATCGAAATGTCATCGTATCCCAGATACGCTCTACACAATACAACGAACTCACGCAGTTTTCCACCGTAGCGACCCAAATGATCGTCTCCATCCGCCGAAATAAACTCCAGCGCAATAGAGCGACAACTATATACGGTCTCTTTCATCTGTTCGTTCATAGGGCCAGAGATATATAAACTGGCTTTGTTCATACTTGAGAGAAAGACTGGAATCCTCTGCAATATTGCCCCTTTTCTGGCAGGGCTTGGCTCGGGCATCCTGTCACCCTCTTCGTCAACCGCAGTGTTGTCAACGGCTCCAGTATCGCTTTCTGCCGAAGAATGTTCTTCCTCATTGCTATCTGATTCAGATGGTGTGTTCGCATCCACTATTACGCCCACCATTTCTTCCAAGATGGCATATGCTTGATCGACCACATCCTCCAGCGCCTTCCGTCTGACTGCCTCTTTGCGCTCTCTCTCAAGTTTGAGCAGTTCGTTTGCTCTGTTCTTTTCAGCCTCAGATGCGGAGTGCGCTCTGTTCTTCTCTGCCTCATCTTGAGAATGCGCTCTGCTCTTCTCGGCTTCAGACTGATGCTTCCGGTTTGTCAGCCACACACCAAAGATTGCAATCAAACCGCCAACTACGCCTTGCAGAATTCCCGGAGGCAACTCGTCGTACCATTTTGCATTTGTGGACGGTGGCTCCAGTTTCACTGTCACAACTGGAGGAACTACAGACTGAACGGGCACCGACACTGGATTTTGAACAGGAGGTTGATCGCCTTGCTTCTGCTTGGTCTGTGAATAGGCACTGCCAATCAGGAGTGTCAGGAGAAAGAGAATTCTGGCTGTGAACATAGAGCACCCGTTGAAGACCCCACCAGCAGCAACCAGCAGGGTCTTCCAATTTGGAATCACTTCTTGAACGCTTCGCCAATCTTCTTTTCAGCTTCGGCCAACACTTCGGCTGGCACGCTCACGCCCTTCTTCTTCGCCAGCTTTTCCAGACCAATTCGCACGCCTTCCAGAGCTTGCGCCTTGGTCAGTTTGGCATCTGCGGAGTTGATGTACCGGGTGATCGTTGTTGACCATCGGACAGCACCACCAGCCGCCTTCTTCCCCTTCTTTGGTGCCTCAGCTTCTTCGACGCCGAACTGACGCATGAGAGAGGCGTGATATTCGGCATACTGTTCGGCAAGTTCCCGGCCCTTCGCTTTTGCGGCTTCCAGTTTGGTGGTGAGGTCCGCAACCTCTTTCGATGCGGCTTCGAGTTGCTTGAGGATCGTTGCTAAGTCAGACATGAGATAAGCATATCACTCACATCTGGCACTTGTGTTCACTTGGGCACCTTCACAAATGCGTTTGCGCCCTTCAATTGTGGGGTTATCAATCTTCAGGGAAGGGAACTTCGATTTCGTGTTCAAAAGCCTTCGCCGCATATTGTTGGATGTGATCTGGACCAGCAACAGAGGCAAAGTATTGAAGATCGGCCTTCCGGGATTCTTCGTAGCGTTGCATCGCCGCCGCCAGATCCGCCTCATCGACTACGTTGTACCGCTCGAACACAGAGCGTGTCTTGTGGCCTGAGATTGCCATTGCGACACCTTCAGGAGTCCCGCCACGCACCATGTTACGGATTGCGGACCTTCGCATGTCATGAAAGAGAAGACCTTCAAATTCAGGACCAGCATCAGTACACGCTTTTTTCCAACCAGTGCGGATGTCGTGTATCGGTTTGCCTCGAAAGGTGAAGATGTATTCGGACTTGGAAAATGGGCGGATGTTGTCCAGCAGCTCCTTCATCAGATCGGTCAAGGGAATCACACGACCTTGCTTGTTCTTCGTCTCGCCTGGATTGAGACGGACGCAGTAGCGCACGGTGTCACCAACTTTGATCTCATCAAGCTGGTCCCATTTGAGTCCCAAGACTTCGCTCTTCCGGCATCCCGTTTCAAAGGCGAAGAGCACTATCGGCTGTAGGTGCTTCGGCAGGTTCGTATACAGTTGCCAGAAGTTCAGGTTGGTCAAAAAGCCCTTCCTGACGTTGTTCTCTTGCAGAAGCGGGAATCCTGGATATGGCACTTTTCGTAGTTTGAAGGCCCGTTGGAGGAGTGCAAGGCAACGGTTGACGGTTGCGTTCTTGTATTCGGCCTTGAGCTTGTCGCCAACGAATTTGCGGATGTGGTCTTCGGTCAGCCGATCAGCCTTCATTTCGCCAAAGGCAGGACGAAGGTGTGTCTCGACGTAGGTGCGACACCATTCGGCATCCTTGCCATTGATCTCATAGTCTTGGATGAGCGTGTCGAGGAGACTGCCAATGCTGGCCCTGGAAGGCACCGTGTTGGTGACGATGCGTTGGGACAGGAATCTCTCTGCCTCTTTGCGATTGGATGTGTTGGTGGACTCTCGAACCTGCTGGCCTTGGACTGTGTAGCGTGCCCACCAGTTTGAGCTTCCCGGCTTCTTGAAGAGTTGGCCCATGAACCGACATTAGCACAGTCTTAGCACAGTGGCGAGTTCGGTGCGTTGTAAAGTATTGATAAGAAAGGGTAGATTGGGCAAGCTGGAGGGAACCTAAATCCAGTGCGTCTGCCAGTTCCGCCACGGCCCCAAAATGTGAGTCTACCATTTG